CGCTGACTTTGCCGAGGCGCTGGTACCCATCGCCAAAGACTCCATCGCAGGAGCCTCCGGCGAGGCGCTCCTCTTCCGACCATGGCAGCGCGAGTTGCTGACTCGTATGCTCGCTCGCCGCGAGGATGACACCTTCACCCATCGCTTCTTCCTGACAGGCATCGCTCGCAAGAATGGCAAGACCGCACTCGCCTCTACCCTGCCGCTCTTCTTCGGACTCTATGGAGATCGTGGCGGCGAGATCTACTCGGCGGCTGCCGACCGCGATCAGGCGAAGTTGGTCATGAGCCATGCCAGGCGAGCCGTTGAGATGTCCCCAGAACTTGCCGACCAGATCAAGGTCTACCGCGACGCCATGGAGTTCAAGCAGACAGGCACCATCTACAAGGCTCTCTCCTCTGAAGCCTTCACCAAGGAGGGTCTCAGCGCCTCGCTCGTCATCGCTGACGAGTTGGCAGCATGGCCGTCACGCGAGTTGTTCGATGTGTTGAGCCTCTCAATGGGCGCGCGCCGTTCGCCGCTCTTCGTGGCAATCACAACGGCAGGCACTCGCCTCGACTCAACCGGCGTGGACTCCATCGCCTATACGCTCTATCAGTTGGCTCGCCGTCGCATCGCGGGAGAGAACGATGACCCCACACTCGGCATGGCGTGGTGGGAGGCTGCCGATGATGCCTACGCTGACGATGCGCGCTGGGGCGAAGCCAACCCAGGGCTGCTCTCCGAGCCTCCGATCCTCAGCATTGAGGACCTCGTATCAGCCAAGAAGCGCACGCCAGAATCGGAGTTCAGGACGAAGCGCCTCAACCAATGGGTGAGCAGCGCGACCGCCTTCCTACCAACTGGCACATGGGATGCGTGCAAGGATGACACGCTGATCCTCAACCCAGAGGATGAGATCGTCGTGGGCTTTGACGGCTCGTTCGCCAATGACTCCACCGCCATCGTTGCCTGCCGCGTAGCTGACAAGGCGCTCTTCGTCCTAGGGCATTGGGAGCGGCCGCTTGATGGTGACCTCTCCTGGCGCGTGCCAGTAGAAGAGGTGGAGGCACGAGTGATGGAGATCGCCAAGACACACAAGGTGCGCGAGATTGTCTGCGACCCATTCCGTTGGCAGCGTTCGATGGAGGCGTGGGCGCAGATGGGCTTGCCTGTCGTAGAGTTCCCGCAGACTCCCGCGCGCATGGTTCCCGCTACGGCGGCAATGTATGATGCGGTGGTCAACAAGAATCTGAAGCACGACGGAGACCCACGCCTGGCGCGCCACGCATCAGCGGCCGCGCCGTACTACAGCCGCAACGGTCTCATGGTGAGGAAGGAGACCAAGCAGAGCATGAAGCGCATTGACTTGTTTGTGGCAGCCATCATGGCGCACAGCAGAGCAGGTACACTTGGCACAGCCGCTACACCAAAGCCAAAGCCGAAAGTAGAGTGGGTGAACCTATGAAGTCAAACATCCTGGAGGCACTCGGCGTAATCGTGATTATCGTGGGAGTGGCAACAGTTGCACCCGCCGCTGCGATTATCATCAGCGGAGCCGCCATTGCTGCGGTGGGCTATGCCATGGGAGATCGTAAGTGAGCATTATTCGCCGCATCCTCGGAGAGACTCGTGCCATCGGTGGGAACCAATGGCTGACCGATCAACCATCAGCAAGCACCGCAGGCGTGCAAATCAACGAGCAGAACGCCACCTCAATCGGTGCCGTCTACGCCGCTGTGAAACTCTACGCCGACACGGTTGCAAGCCTGCCGGTTGATACCTATATCCGCATTGACGGCACGCGCCGACCATATCGTCCGCGTCCATCGTGGCTCGATCAGCCGCTCCCTGGCAATCCGAACTACACAGGCTTTGAGATGCGCCATCGCATCGTCAGCAGCCTGTTGCTTGACGGCAACGCATTCATCCTCTTCCTGACTGGCCGCAACGGCGACATCGTTGAGACACGAGTGCTTGATCCGCAGAAGGTCACCATCAAGGTTGGAGTTGACGGCAACCCAGTCTATGTGGTCAGCAACGGCAAGGAGTCAATGGAGGTCGGACCAGAGGCAATGGTTCACATTCCGCTCTTCGCCACAGGCGACAATATGCGCGGCATGTCACCAGTCGAGCATCACCGCGTGACGCTCGGACTCGCATCCGCAACGCAACTCTACTCAGCCAAGTTCTACGAGCAAGGCGCATCGCCAAGCGCCGTCATCAAGATTCCAGGCGAACTCACGCAGGATCAGGCTGACTCGCTGCGTCAGGCATTCAGTCGCCGTCACGAAGGCGTGGATCGCATGCACAAGATTGCGGTGCTTACCGGCGGCGCAGACTTCCAGCAGATGTCAATGAAGATTGCAGACATGCAGTTGGTTGAGACGATGCATTGGGGCGTGGAGTCCATCGCTCGCATCTACGGCGTGCCGCTGCACCTGCTTCAGTACCCAGGCGGCAACTCGTCCTATAGCAGCATCGAGGTCATCAGCATCGAGTGGCTGCGCCTCGGCCTTGGTCCACTCATCGCTCGCATTGAGGCAGGACTCCAGCGCCTCGTTCCAGGCGCGCAGCAGACCTTCCTCAAGTTCACGCTTGACGGCTTGCTCCGACCAACGACCAAGGAGCGATACGACGCATATGCAGTCGCGCTCCAGAACGGCATCCTCTCAGTCAACGAGGTGCGCCGACTTGAAGACCGACCTGATGTGGTCGGCGGTGAAGACTTCTGGAAGCCGCTCAACATTGGCGTAGTAGGTCAGGAACCGATCAAGTGATTGAAATCTACGACATTGACAATACGCTCACGACGAGCGGAGATACTCCACGCCAGCCGTTGATTGACTATATCAAGAGTGATGTGCAGGATCACGGTGTCCGCATCTTCATCGTCAGCGGCCGCGTCATCAGCCGACTGGACGAGACCGAGGCGTGGCTCAAGGAGAACGGCGTTCCCTACGAGCGCATCTATCTCAACGACTTCAGCGAGACCCCAGGACCCAATGTGATTGAGGCATTCAAGGCATACAAGTACGCCAAGATCGTTGACGAGTTTGGGCTTGAAGAGATTGACTATGTTGTTGACGATTCAGCAGAGGCTCGCAGCAACGCAGAGGGCATGGGCATCATGGCGCTCACGGCCGAGCAGTTGCTCGCCAAGGAGGCTGGGGAGATTGAGCAAGGCGAAGAGGAACTGGCTTCAGTCGAGGCACGCGCCGTCTACGATGTTCCTCAATATATTCAGGACGCAGCGAGCAAGGGTCTTGTTTGGCATCACGAAGGTCTTGCCGGTGATGGCTTGCAGCCAGAGACCGTTGCAGAGGCGCGCCAACTGGACGCAGGACGAGCAGACTCCGACAAACTGATCCGCATGGCTGCGTGGATTCGCCGTCACCGTGGGGATTGGGAAGGCGTACCGCAGAACAGCGATTCAAGCAATGAAGACTTCCCTGGACCAGGTGCCGTCGCGGGCTATCTCTGGGGTGTGGAAACGGCGCAAGACGGCGCTGCTGATCGCGTACTCTCTTGGGCAGATGCTCTTATCGCCGCAGAAGATAGGGAGATTGTTGACATGAAAGAGAAAGAAGTTCGCTCCGTCCCGATGGGCGAGTTCCGCATTGGTGAGGCTGACGCACTTGGTCAGCGCAACTTCTCCGGCTACGCCGCAATCTTCTCATCGCCAAGCGAAGGCTTGCCGTTTGAGGAGCGCATCGCGCCAGGCGCGTTCAAGCGTTCACTCGCTCGTGCAACCGCAGGGCAGAAGATCATCGCCTTCCTCTTTGGTCATGATGAGCAGCGCGCCCTTGCCACCACGGCAAGCGGCCGCTTGCAACTCACCGAAGACGAGCGCGGTTTGCGCGTTGACGCAAAACTTGATCCAGCCGATCCTGACGCTGCCAAGGTGATCTCAATGCTGACGCACGAGAGCGCCGCAGCAGGGATGTCGTTCGGATTCCAGAAGGTCTCCGACGAGTGGAACGGCAACAACCGCACGATCAAGGAAGCCAACCTCTTTGAGGTGAGCATCCTTGCCGCCGGTGGTCAGACTCCTGCCTACCCTGCAACCCTCGGACTCACGGCGATCCGCCAGGTCACCGCACCAAAGATTGGTGTGGATGCCGATGCGTTGATGGCCACCCTAGAATCGGTCAAGGCTGGGCGCGAACTGTCCGCCGAAGAGATCGAGGTACTTGATGCTGTTCGCTCCAAACTGTCACCAAAGAAGGGAACGATTGACCCATCAGTCGCTCTCGCTTTGGCAGAGGTTGAGCGTGCAGCAGGTGAATCACTCTAAGTCACGAGTCGGGGTCCCACCGCGCTAAGTCCGCGAGTCCACCCAGAGACATCCCGCTCAAGAGTGCAAAAACAATCGGGGCTATGACCCCATATGCGGCTATGTCCGCAGAAAGGAAGACTGCAATGGCAGACTTCGGAAAACTCGCAGACAAGCGAGCGCACTTGCTCACGGAGGCACGCGACCTAGCGGTTGCTGCCAACGACAAGGGTGCCGCGCTTGAAGGCGAAGACAAGAATCGCTTCGAGGCCTTGATGGCAGAAGCAGGCACAATCGCAGAGGCACTCCGCGCAGAGAAGGCCGCTTCAGAGGCTCGCAAGGCCGCTGATGAGGTTCGCGCTGAGTACGCTTCAATCGTTGCTCCTTCGGCGGCTCCGGCTGCTAAGACGGACAACGATCGTCTTCGCGCAATCGGCATGGCCGGTGGCGTTGAGACCTTCGAGTACCGCGACATCAAGACCGATGCAGGACTTGGCAACCCAGTTGCCATCTACAATCGCGTCAATGTTGTTGCTGGTCAGATCAACCCGTTCATCAACCCAGATGTGGTTGACTTGATGCAGGTGTCTTCGGGCAACAACATCAAGTTCCCAGTCGTATCCGCACTCGGCACGACCGCAGGGTCAGTTGCTGAGGCAGGCACGATCACGGAAGATGACTTCACGGCAACGGCTCTGTCGTTGACACCTGTGAAGTACGCGGTCCTGGTCCAGGTCTCGGACGAGTTGATCAACGATGCAGCATTTGATGTTGCCGCGATGATCAGCGAAGCCGCAGGTCAGGAAATGGCAATCGCGCACGGTGCAGCCGCTGGCTCCGCCGTCGTGAGCGCCGCTGGTACTGGCGCAACCGCAGCAGGAACTGTTGCCTTCACCTACGCAGAACTTGTTGCTCTTCAGTACGCTGTGAAGCAGCAGTACCGATCAGCCGCAAAGGCTGGTTGGTTGATGAGCGACCAGGCGCTTGGACAGATTCTTGGAACGAGTTCCTCGAGCCTTCCAATCTTCCAGCCAGGTGGGCAGGGTGGGGCTGATCGCCTCCTCGGCAAGCCTGTCTACACCGCTGGTGGGATCGCTGTCCCAGCAACCGGTGCGAAGAGCGTCCTGTTCGGTGACCTTGGACAGATCAAGACCGTCGTAGTCGGCGGCGTATCTGTTGAGGCTTCCCGCGAGTTCGCGTGGAACCTCGGCCTTGTCTCGTACAAGGTTCAACTGCGCGGAGCGACTGGGCTTGCTCAGTCCTCGGCAGTCAAGTTCTTGAAGAACGCCTAATCGTCTAGCGACGGTTAGTTTGTGAGAGTGGGAGTCGCTTCGGCGGCTCCCACAATCACGCAAGGAGAAAGATGATCGTTCGACTCTGCAAGCGACGCGGTGAATATCCATCTGGTGCAATCGTTGATATGCCTGAGGATGAGGCAACAGCGTTGATCGGATTCGGCTTGGCTGAAGCCGTCGCTGATGTGGACGCAGAGGCACCTAGGAAGGCCGTAGAGCGCGCCAAGGTGGCAAAGCAGGGTAGGACTGCTACCGTTGACCAAGAGGCCGTCAGCGTGGCGCAAATCAGCCAATCTGAGGATGCTGAGTAATGAGTATTGTGCATAGCCGCGTGACCATTGGAACCAGTCCAACGCTCATCACGACTGGCACCGTTGGTGCATCGTGGGTTACCCTGCACGCTCCATCGGGAGCCAACACGGTCTATATCGGTGATGCAACGGTTACATCGTCGGATGGTATGGAACTGCCGAAAGGCTCCCTCAACACAATCTGGCTTGCTGAAACTGATAAACTCTATGGGATCGTTGCTTCGTCAACGCAACCACTAATGCTATTCAAGAGTGGGGGTCGGTAAATGTCATACGCAACACTTGCGCAGTTCAAGGCAGCGGTCGGGATCACGGACTCAACCGATGACACCGCGCTTCAGAATGTCCTCGATGCGACTGATACCCTCATTGACCTTCATTGCGACCGCAAGACCGGCTTCGGCACCGCGTCTGAGACGCGCTACTACACGCCTGAAGCCTACAACTATGTCATCGTGGATGATCTCGTCAGCGTCACGACGCTCACATCTGATGACAATGCAGACGGCGTTTATGAGACCACCTGGTCTTCTGCCACCGACTACAAGTTGGCACCGATCAACTACGCGCTAGACGGCTGGCCGTATGACCGCATCGAGACATCGGTCACCGTTCCAAAGTCATTCCCTAAAAATGTCTACCTCGGTCTGAAGGTGGTCGGCGTGTTCGGCTTCCCAGCCGTACCGGCAGCCGTCACGCAAGCCGCAATCATCCAGGCGAATGCAGTCTGGTCAAGCCGTACGGCACCATTCGCCGTGGTCGGCAGCCAAGACCTTGGCGGCATCCTCCGCATGACTCGTGCGCTTCATCCTGAAGCCGCACTCATCCTTGAGCCGTATCGTCGCAGGGCTGGCCTTGCTTCATGACCGATCTCACTATTCTTGACGCGATGAAGACTCGCCTCGCGGCGCTAACTCCACCGACCGGCTACACGCTCAGGAATGTTTACGCAACGCCACCAGAGGCGCTTCCAGTCGTTCCTGCCATCGTACTAATGCCAGGCGAGGATAGCGTGAGCATCGGCTCCGGCAATCGTATCGTCACACTCAATGTGAGCGTCGTACTTTACCTGCTCCCAGTACCACGCATGGATGAGAAGTACCGAGACCTTTACACCTGGCGCTCGTGGCTACGAGACTCATTCAATGGCGCGGTGACCATTAGTGGAAACGCGGCACAGGTCACAGTATCTGGCACTACACTCGGACAGGACACCTACGCCGATCAGGATTATCTGACGGTGACAGCAACGGCTGAGGTAGCGGTTTATGAAGCCGTTGCCTACACCGCGTAGAGCAAGGAGATAGGACATGGCAACACTCGGATCAAAGGCTCTCACGCGAGTAGTCGCAGCCTCGCAGAGCGGCTTCGGTACCGCAGCTTCAATGACCGCTTCAGTTGGTGAGAACATGTTCACCGATGCTCTTGGCATCATGGACTTGGGCATCACCGTTGACCTTGGCGAGACCACCTCGGTAGGCGTGCGAACAGCAATCCAGGCTGGCCGCGTCGTAATCACCGGCAAGAATCCAGTCATCTCATTCAGCGAGTCCGCTGCCTCAATGCGAACGCTGCCACTCATCTTTGATGCCATCGGTGCTTCAACAACTGGCACAGGACCATACACTTGGGATTGGTCACCAACCCAGACCGATGTTGATACCCCAATCTTCTACTCGCTCCTCGTTGGAGACGGCGTGCAGAAGTATCTCGTGACGGATGCGATCCCTACCGAGATCACGATGAGCGCAGACGCTTCTGGCGTACTGATGGCTGGTGCGACCTTCGCAGCATCCACGATTGCCTCCTCGGCTCTCGCCTACGCGACCGCGCTTCCTACGCAGCCGGTGCTGCCAGGGCGCTTGCTGAAACTCAGCACGGCGGCAACATTCCCAAGCAAGGCAGCAGTATCGCCAACCGCGACCGACTATGACGATGTGCTTGCGTTCAACCTGAGCATCTCAACAGGGATGTCGATGGTGAACGCGCTCGATGCGAGCCTCACGGCCGCAACGGCAGGCTTCCTCGGAAGCATTGACGCGACCATGACGATCACGGTGGCGAGCAACTCCAGCGCAACGACCACCTTCCCGATCACCTCAATCGGCACGCAGAAGTTCCTGCGACTCACCGGCGTAGACTCCAACTCCTACGGAGTGTGGATTCTTGGCTCGTGGGTTGTTGAGAATGTCGTGCCGTTGAGCGCCGAGAACGATGGTCTCGTTGTGAACGAGGTCACGCTCCGACTGGCGTATGACACGACTTCGGGCAAGTCGCTCCGAGTAATCGTGAACTCGCCGCTGTCAACAGCGCCGTAGTAGCAGGCGGCTAGATGCCGCAGGAGGATGAACATGGCAACAAAGGTCATTCAACTTGATGGCGAGTACGCAGGGTGGAAGGCAGAACTTCGCGCTGGCGTATCGGCAAACATCTTGATTGAGTTGAACTCTGGTGATGCGACTCGTGCATTGACAGCGTTCAGCAAGATGGTTGTGAGCCACAACTTCAAGGGTCTAGATGGTGAGACCGCAACCGACATCCTTGATGCTCCGATTGAAGCACTCACCGCAGTCTTGACCAAGTGGTCAGAGGCGAACACCCTGGACCCCAAGTAAGGCTCGCAGCCAGGCGGCTGGCGATTGGTCAGTCAATCGCTCCACCCGCTGAGATCATCTTTCATCTTCTAGGCAAAGAGTTCGGAATGTGGCCAGAAGAAGTTGCGAGCCTACCGGTTGAACAAGTGGCCAAAGCATGGCAACTGTTTGCAGAGATGCAGCCAAAGGATAAATAGTGGGAAAGCCAAACGCTCAATCGCAGACGCAGTTGCAGGTCAAGTTTGAGAAGTCATACGACAATCTGCAACTGGGCTTCCTCCAGGGCGGCAACCCTCGCGCCTATAAGCGCCTGATGACTTTTGCCTCAGTGAACGCTGCACGCACGATGGTCAAGCCAATGCAGGCTGCTGCACCAAACCGTACAGGACGGCTCTCTCGATCTGTCAGCGCAAAGGGCGGCCGCTACCAGCAACCATCAGCAACAGTCGGTCCGCGACCAGGCAAGAGCCGAGGTGATACCGACGGCGCGTGGTACCGCTGGATGGTCACAAGTGGACACAAGGTGCGAGGACCTAAGAGCGGGCGTAATATCATGGGGATCAGTTGGGCAGACATTGGAGCGGGCAAGGTCTCGCCGGTGTCAGCATCGGGCGGCAGGGTTGCAGGCAAGCCATTCGTCACCGAGACTGCTCGTCAACCTGGAATCCAACAGCGAGCATTGGATGCCTACTACGCCACGATTGAGAAGTTCCTCAATGATGATGTCTTCAGAGGTCGCATCTTGAAGTTCAAGAGAAGGGGTCGCTAGATGGTCTCAGCATCAGGTCAGGCAGTATTCGCAATCATTGCTAAAGACGCAGCGTCCAAGGTCATGAAGAATGTCGGACGCAGTTTCGGCGGCATGAAGAGTGCTGGCGAGAAGGCATTCGCTGCAATCAAGGTTGCGGCCGTAGCAGCCGCCGCTGCACTCGTTGCCATGGGCATTGCCTCGGTCAACGCTGCCATAGAAGATGAGGCATCAACCACACGCCTCCTCTCTGCTCTCAAGGCTCGCGGATTCGCGCAGAAGAACCTGACAGAGGAGATCAACAAATCCATCGCAGCAGGTCAGAACCTCGGCTTCACCGATGATGAGGTTCGCGCCAGTCTTGAGAACGCGACACGCTTCACAAAAGACTTTGCCAAGGCGCAGAAGATCGCGCAGATCGCACAGCAGGTATCGCGCACGACTGGGCAAGACCTTGCCACAGCGACACTCAATGTTGGCAAGGCGTACAAGGGAACAGGATCACGCCTTCTTGTCTCACTCGGTATCACGAAGAAAGGCATCAAGGGGCAGGAGGTACTGAACGCCATCACCAACAAGACTCGTGGTGCGGCAGAGGCATACAGCAAGACCACGGCTGGGCGGTTCGCCACGGCGCAGATCCAACTCAATGAAGCGTTTGAGAAACTCGGCTACAGGTTCCTGCCGGTGGTCAACGAACTGCTCACATTCTTCAGCAAGCGAGTCATGCCATTCATCAGCGCAGCCATTGACATCTTCAGCACTGCGCTAGATGACGCAGCAAAGATGTTTCAGCCGTTGATTGACGCGGTAAAGAAACTAATGGATCGACTTGGGGATGGGGAAGGTTCCCCGCTTGTTGTTGTGACCAAGTTGATCGGTGCAGCATTTGAGATTGCTTCGGCTGGCGTTGGGATCTTTGTTCAGATTCTTACCGATCTCATCAAGATCATTGAGCGAGTGCTGGAACTTCTCGGGCAACTCGGAGATGCAATAGGTGGCGCAGCAGGCGCACGCATCGGCTTTGGCAGCGGCGTATCCGTGCCAGGCATGGTGCCAGGAGTCAACGGCGGGGTGATCAACACGAGCGTCCAGTTCAACATCGGCACGCAGAAGCAAGATGAGATGGTAAGCAGCAGCATTGACCGGCTACGAAACACATCGCGGAATCCGTAAATGGCGAACCCATTCAGCC